TTATGTATATATTCTGTGTATTTGGCCAGGACGCAACCGCGTATTACATACAGCGCGTGCCCACATGAACTTCTTGCGCCAATATGAATATCTCAAGGACCGGGTCTACCCAAGATTCGTAGACGCAAGAGTCAAGACCACGGGAGACAAGAGTGTTTTGCTAGTTGTAGCCATACGTGGAGACTTGTGTCCAGATTACGAGAGGCAGGTCCAGGAAGCTTTCGATGGCCTATGTATGCCAAGCAATATTCATCTCAAAGTTGTACGTCATACCAATTGGGGAGGCACCATAGGTAGTCTCTGGGATGTATGGAAGGATGTGCTCAAGGGTAAAATTGTTTCTCAATATGTGAGTGTGTCTGAAGACGACTACATAAGCAGCAACTGGTCTTTGCGGGAACGATTATTAGAACTGGGGTATATCTATGTGGGCATGATTTTATCACAGAAACATTGTGGCCACCTATATTGGGTTAGCAAGCATGGCTATCGGACTTTGCATCGGAATGATCGACCTGTTATTGGCAATGCCCTGAATTTTATACACGCAAAATACGGGTATGAGAACCTGGACTGGACAGACGGGGGTTTTTATTTTATGAAATATGAGTCTCTTCAGGCGATTGAGAACAAGATTGGCATATTTACCAAGGCCCCAAAGGACAAACCCTATAACCATACTCGTGATGGGATGTATTTTGGCGAAGCAGGTTTTCCAACAGAATTACAGGCTGCCGGATTTAAGATTATAGGTCTGGGCCCGGAATCACATCGCCCTTATCGCAATTTGGGCAGGGCTCCAGAGCTATTTTTTAGGATTTAAAATGTTCCATGATGGAGACCTATACATACGACCAGTGGTTCGAGATGACCTAGATTTCTTAAGGTATCTACGCAGTGATCCCGCTGTATGGAGTCAACTAGGAACCCTTGTGGCCCCTACCGAGGCTAGCCAAGAGGCATGGCTGTCATCACTTAAGGATTCGAGGAAGCAATATCACATCATTGCATCGGACAAATTTGTCTATCCGGTAGGCTTAGCGCGCATGGATGAAATTGATCACCAGAATCGATCTATACGAATTGGTGCTGATATTGCTAAGGAATTTCGTGGCCAGGGCCTTGGGACCCAGACCTACAATCTGCTTTTGAGATATTGCTTTGATTTTCTCAACATGCATCGTGTCTGGCTAGCCGTAATGAACACGAATGCTATTGCGTTGGGACTATACAAGAAGATGGGTTTTCGAGAAGAGGGACGACAAAGGGATGCCATTTTCCGTAATGGTATTTATAATGACTATATCCTTATGTCGATACTCGAGGATGAATATCGAGCAGAAATTCAACAGGAAAAAGATGCTAAGGCGTAAATATCATTATGTTTATATGACATGTATATTTGCAGGATCTCGCCGGGGGGCAGGCAATGTGCGTCGCCACCTGCAGTTTGTATGCAATTACAACCATCTTCAGGATGGCAAGAAGCGGGTGTTGTTCGTGGTGTCAGTTCGTGGTGATCACGAAGAATATGAGAGGCAGGTTACCCAGGCTTTGTTTGAAGAAAATACTCGTCCCGACTACGTAGATATTGTTTGCCTCAAGGATGAAAACTGGGGTATGCTAGTTGGTGCACTATGGGATACATGGAGATTTCTCAAGAAAGAAAATATCAAGTCTAAGTACGTGCTGGCATGTGAGGATGATTGGCTGTTTAGTCACTGGCCCCACAGGGCACGCCTTCTCAAGCGCAAGGGATATATATATGTAGGCATGTTTAGTTACATTAACATGAAGAGGGAACCACTGAAATATGCGCGCTACCTACAAAACGGGGTTAAGGAAAGTCGGTGTGATGGCGGTTGGGGTCGCGTTGTTACTCACTTTAAGCCCAACAAGAGGATATGGACGGATGGCGGATTGTATTTCATGAAGTACGACGCCCTACAAAAAATGGAAGATGCCATGGGGGTATTTACGAAAGCGCCACGTCACTTTGACAAGGGAATACACGGAGTGGACTTTGGGGAAGTTGGTTTCCCAACCGAGCTCCATCACTTAGGATTCAGATTTCGTGCCTTTACGGAGGCGTATGAGGTATTTGATGGCTTTAGGTGGGTGGACATGTCTAGTTGGCGAATTAAAGGCCAGATCCCATCCTATCTTTTAGAGGACAGAACCAATGAACTTATGTAGTTCATACCGAGAGAATAACTACGGCCAACTGATTCAAAGTCTGGTGGCCCTTTATAATCCAGAGATGGTAGTTGAGTTTGGCATCTTGGGGGGATACAGTCTAAACTGCATTCTTGATGCAGTAGAGCCAGAAACCATTGTAAGGGCATATGATATCTTTGACGATTATCAGTATAGGCACGCCGACTATAAATATCTTTATGATAGATATGGCGAAATCATCCAGTATGGCGATTTTTATCAACACTATAAAGATATGCCCAACAATAGCGTAGACCTTTTCCATATTGATGTATCTAATGATGGTCGTACATACCAAGTCTTTTTTGATCACTATATGGATAAGCTAACTGATAATGGAATTGCTCTATTGGAGGGCGGTACAGAAGAGAGAGATAAGGGATGGATTAAGTCATATGGGCACCCGCCCATTGTTCCTGTCTTGATTGAGTGCCCCTATGAGCACTTTGTATTTAATCCATTTCCAGGACTAACTGTGGTCAAGAAACAACTCAGGGAGGCAAAATGAACTATTTTATTTCTTATCCGCGTTCGGGGCGCATTTGGCAAGAGCATCGAATGAAGCTTTTTCTGGAGAAGAATTATAATATCTTTCAGGAAACCTTTCCTGGTGTATTTCCTCCTGAGGCCCCCGTCGGGCCCAAGCATGTCTGGAATTGCCTAAGTCAGATACTTGTTGGATCGCATATTGGTTTTGCTCCAGTGGGCGGCAGCGGAGTGATGAGATTTGCTATGCCCCTTAAAAAGAACAAGGATATCGCATATGTCCTTCTTAGGGATACGCAGAAATCAGTAGTATCTCATTATTATTATCTCAAAAATCGTAAGAATGCGCTGGGCGGAAATATACCCACCGAATTGAACCAGTTTATTACGAGCGAGGAGTATGGCGTTTTACGGTTTTGTCGTTACTGCGAAAAGATTAATCAGCTTAAGCGCATGGTCAAGGAAGTCAGGTTTATTTACTACGAGGATGCTTCAGATAGAGAGTTTATTTATAATATCCCAAAAATGATGGGCCTAGAAGATTATGTTCCTACTGACGAAGAAATAGACTATGTCTATCAAAACAGTATTGCTAAGGTGAACACCTCTGGGACCAAACACGAGTTGGGCGACGAAGTTGTGGATTACATACATCGTACCCTAAAAAAGAACTGTCAGCTTGAGGAATACAGAGAGAGGTATATTGATGTCGTCTCCAAATAATGTTCTGGTGTTTTCTAATCATCATCGTCGCAGCCTATATTTCGAAGATACGTGTCAGTTACTTTGGGACAATGGCTATCGCAACCTTTGGATTCAGGATACGGGGAACAAATCATGGGGGCCATACGCTGGACCCTGTAGCCAATATATTGATATGGGTAGGCCATCAGTATCGTACGATGGCGGCATGATGAATTTTAAGGCAATTACTGATCATCATAAAAATGATCTCAACTATGATTGTCTATATTTTATTGACAATGACCTGTTCCTAACTAATGTTGACGAGCTTCAGGGGTATATCGATGAATTTCGCGAAGGTGACTATGATCTGGTTTGTCACCTAGTATCTAAAAAGCAACAAGATGACTATTCGTTTGAAGACGGCCGTGTGATTAGTCATGTGCCAGAAATTGATTTTGTACACGGTGATGTTGTGCCTGCTCCTACTCCGCACTGGCAGACTACACACTGGCTAATGAGTCGCAGGCTCTGGGATGCCCTACAGGTCGATGAGGTAGGGCACCATCGCAAACTGGTTTATGCCGCACACAAGCTAGGGGCTAAATTTGGATCACATTATGCGAACTATAGAGACAAATTGACTGCTTGGGGCGAGGAATGGTTTCATATTGGCAATTTAATGCTGTATTATTATCATGTTGAAAACGCTTCGATTCATAGATGTCGGACAGACAAGCCCTCTGACATGTTTAGGATTGGCTATTTTGCAGCGCAAACTAGAGCCTATGGAGATGAGATTTATCCGCAACATATCCGCAACAATCTGAGGCAGGTATACAAACATATGGGTGGTCGCAATGCGGTGTTGGGTTTATGGGATAAGTGGACTGCAAGCACATGCATGGAGTATAAGTCATGAAATTTTCTGATGAACTATGGCAAACTAAGTGGGCGCCAAAAGGTGCTCCCATGGGCGGGCTAAAGGGGTACAAATATCCGGTTATTAATCCTGAATTTAGAGATCATGGCTACGGGTGCGACAACTGGAGACTCGGAGCATTATGGCTAGCTTCATTATGTGAGGGTGCTGGAGATTATTTTAAAGAAGGGGTGACTATATTTGATTACGGGAGTGGCTCTGGGCGATTAGCCAATTTTGTGAGTGGCCACCTGAAAGATTTTACTTATTATGGTGCAGAACCCCAGGGGGCCGGCAAATGGACCCCGTCTAAGCGACAACCCGCATTGCCCTGGGGACAGAGAAGCATCGAAAAGGGCCGAGAACTGCTGGGGCACGATGATCGTGTGCAATTTGGTTATACCGACACACCCTTTGAAGATGAAGCGGTAGGAAGTGCAGATATTGCTATTCTGGGCAGTGTGTTTACCCACTTATTGCCCAATGAAGTCAGGCGGATCTGCGACAAATTATTGCCCATTATACATCGTGGCGGCGCTGTTGTTTTTTCGGTATTTTTAACCAATGGACAGGAGCAGAACATCAAGGTCAAATCTTCCGGCAGAGCGGAAGGTATATATGTTAAGGGGCAAGACGGGGCCTATGGCACTAGTGGGTGCTATGCTATGACCTGGTTTCCATATAAGTGGTTTGTGCAGTATGCTGCCCAAAATGATATTCAATTATCAAAAACGAGCACATTTTTGCACAATGAAAACTGCCCATGGTTAACCCACCATATACTACGACTGGAGAAAAAGGCATGAAACGGATTGTTTTCTTTTTGCATTATCGCGGTGGATCTACGCTATTTCAACATCTAGTCAGCACTACTCCCTTCTTCGCATTGAGCGACGAAGAGCTTGCTAGATACAAGGCAGAGCGGAAGCGCAAGCCTGTACCAGAATATTATTGGCTGCCTACAATACCTCCAGAAGAATGCCGCATTAAACACACTAACTCTGGCGGTATTGAAGATTTAGCTAAAGAAGCTGAGTTGAAATATGGAGATAAGCCCTTTGCAATTTCGACCCACATAGGTAACTGGTGGGGTAACACACCCAGCAATGAAATTCCACAACCCCTAGAAGGGCCATCGCCAATGAAGTGGAGTGCCAAAGAGCTTCTACAATTACCGCCTGGCGAGTGGCATTTTGTCAATGTGCTTAGGGATGGGCGAAATCTCACTGAATCACTACGCAATCTTAAGGGCGGCATCGAAGAGAAGCTAAATACCGAAAATCCAGAGGATTACTTCAAGGCGCTATGTAAGGCCTGGCGCAACAAGGCGCGGGTGGCACTAGAGTGTTCCAAGACTGTTCCTAATTATCATATTATTCGCTTCGAAGACCTTATCAGCAATACGGTCGATATTATGGATCAGATGTTTAACTTGATTGGGTTCAGTCTTGACCACGAGATATGCATGGAGCGTGCTAATGACATCAAACAACGTAAGGTGGGCAAGAAACACACTTCATTTAAGGATGATACTAAGATGAATCAACGCTGGCACCGCTGGACTGATCACGAAATAGATATCTTTAAATCTATTGCTAACACTGAGCTTGTAGACCTGGGTTACGAGGAAGATGACCTATGGATGGCACCCAGATAGAGTGTATAACCCCTGGCGACACAATACTATTCCATCACTTGCATAAGTGTGCGGGAAATTCATTTCGCGCTTTAGCTCTACAGAATTTTCGTGACTCTCTGGGTAGGGTGGACTATGCAGACAAATACTACTCGCTCAATATCGATCCAGCCCATCCGGATTACTACGATAACTGGCCACCCGAGAAACAGCAACAGATTAGGTTTGTATGGGGACATTTTCAAAATTGGAATACTCGCGATGAAATTGAACGCATTGTCAATAAGCCATATGTTTTGTGTACCCTTGTTAGGTATCCCATTGATCGCGTTTTATCTGCCTTTTGGTTTTATACACAATCTAATGGCCATAATGACCTATACCACCAGTTTAAACGGTTTGATCTTGGGCAGCTAGTCACCGATGATGTTTATGCCCAGATGGAACCCAGTATGCATCATTTGCTAAGGAGTGTTATGGATAATTATCTGGTGCGTTGCCTGGCTGGTATTACTTGTCATAGTAAATCGCGGTATGTGGATTCTCCCTATATCTCGGTTACAGAAGAACATTTGCAGGCGGCAATCAACAATCTTGAACACAATTACTCCTTCGTGGAAACATCGTCTAATTTCAGTAATTGTGGCAGGTTGCTTGAAGCAAGATTTGGCTGGTCAAAACAAGATATTCTACAATCTAAAAAGAACGAGAACAGGCTAAGGAAAAAAAATGTGGGTGGCCCAGAATTAATTCGTGCAATTGAAGATATGAATCGTTACGACCTTGAGCTGTATAACTGGGTTTTGAAGAATAAAGACCGGATCAATACGAGGCCGCTCATTAGAATAGGAGAAGATTATGCGTGTATTGGCTGACTGTCATCACTATGAGTTGTTTTACTCGTTGCAGCTGTTGTTCGAAAAGCGCCTAAATGCTGAGCTATATAGGCCGATAGGCATGGACTGGTATCATCAAGGGTACTGGCATGTATTCCCGCATATTGATACAGCAAAACAATACCTCTCAACAGAACACCACTTAAAAGATATGCAATTTGAGGATAACTATTCTCTGTGTCTCAATAAGAACTTTAGGGTTGAGGATGGCATTTATTATGTTAATGATGCCACCAAGGACAAGGTCAATAGGGGCATTACCCTGGACAAGTTTAAGGAACTTGAATTTGATATCGTGATCTCCTCTATTCCCCAGCATATCGGTCCCTTTAATCGACTGATTCAACAGTTTCAGCCCAGGGCCAAACATATTTTTCAGGTTGGCAATGCCTGGGGACATCTGCCTGGGGTTCAAAATATCCTGGCATCGGCTGCGCCATTTCCAGTCACGCCAGATATTAACGCATGTTTTTATCATCAGGAATTTGATCTCAATACGTTTAGTTATGAGCCGCCCAAGGTTCACAATGTAGTTAATAGCTATATTCACTGGATGAACAATAAGGAACTGATGAATCAATATGCCTCTAGGGTCCCTGATTGGAGGTGGACTTCTTATGGCGCAGGCATGGAAGACCATATTGTGAAAACAAAAGATTTGGCCCAGGCTATGAAAGACTCTGCATTTACCTGGCATTACAAGCCAGAGGGGGATGGCTATGGCCATGTTATCCATAACACATTTGCATGTGGCCGGCCGGCGATTATCTGGGCTCCATTTTATAATACCAAGTTGGCATCTCAGCTACTGATAGACCAGCAAACCTGCATCGATATCTCGAGTCGTCCGATACAGCAGAACATGAAACTAATCAGGCGGTTCTCTCAGCCCGAAGAGCATGCCCGTATGTGCGAAAATGCGCATAAGCGCTTTCAAGAAGTAGTTAATTTTGATCAGGAAGAAGCTCAGATTAGGACCTTTTTGGAGAACCTGAGATGAACATCCTGTGTGACCTTCACCACTTTGACCTATATCATTCATTTGAATTATTGTTTAACCCTATGGGCCATAGGGTGTTTCGGCCCATAGGACGCGAGTGGCAAGATGAGGGTTTTTGGGGGCTTGCACATCATCCACTGGTTGTTGATGGATATCTCTCGTGCCAGGATGGACACTGCGAATCATCCTTGTCAGCTCATACTGAGTTTACGGATCCGTCTTGGGCCAGATATGGCTTTGAATTGTTGCGGGTAGGATCGATTATCAATGATGGTAATGGATACTTTAGAGTGCTAGACAAAAGCAAGGGCACTTACCAGAATGCTATTACATTGTCGGCTTTTAGAAGTCATAAATTTGATATTATTATTTCTTCAGTTCCACAGCATTTTCCACTATTTGAGAAATTGCGTGCCCTCTATCAGCCTCAGGCTAAACATATTTTTCACATGGGGCCGGGGAACATGGAGTGGGAAGTGCCCAATGGGGCTCGCAATGTGATGTGGCATACTTCGCCCCGAGATTATCCAGATGCATTGCACTATGTGGAATATTGCCAGCCGTTTAGTCTGGATACCTTTAAGTATAAATCACCAATCAATCATCAGACAATATGGTCATATGTTCATTTTCCGCAGAGCGAGGATCTAATGAGAGAAGTAGCCCATCTGGCGCCAGAGCTACAGTTGGGTTTTAAGGCGAGAACCCTGGGGCCCGTATCTGACATTATTGTTTCCACACAGGAGCTGGCTCAGCATATTGCCAATTCTGCATTTACTTGGCACTATAAGCCTGGTGGAGAATCCTATGGGCATATCATCCACAACACCTATGCCTGCGGGAGGCCCGCTATCGTTAATCTTAGAGACTATGCGGACAAAAAAGCAGGACTTTTGTTAGAAGATTTGGTAACATGTATCGATATAAATCGTCCTGTGCGAGATATAGCTTATCATTTACGAAAGTTGAGTGACCCGGTCTCTCATAAACAGTTTTGCGAAAAGGCCTATGAGCGATTTTGTGATGTAGTAAATTTTGATAACGATAGGCGTCTTGTTGAGAAATTCCTGGGAGATTTAAGATGAAGCCAGAAGATTTATATATATGGGGTGCCCATGGGGATGATGCCCTATTCTTTCAATTGGATACGCCAGGATCACACCAGCCAGTGCTCGGGAAAAATTTACATATAGGATGGGGGTCTATCATTGACTGTCTGGGACAGGTTACCATCAAAGACGATGTATTTTTTGGTCATCGAGTTATGGTTTTAACTGGAACCCACGACTACAGTAAATTCGGCCAGGAGAGAGTATGGGCGGTTCAAAGCAAGCCAGTTACGATCAAGCGCGGAGCATGGATATGCAGCGGAGCAATTATATGTCCAGGGGTTACAATTGGCCAACACAGCGTAGTGGCGGCCGGCTCTGTTGTAGTGAAAGATGTTCCGCCCTATACCGTTGTGGGTGGAAATCCAGCTCAGGTCATTAAACAGATTGAGAGAAAAGAATAGTTATGCATCCTGCTAATCGACAATGGTGGAGAGCTTGTGAAAATAGATATCCAGCTTATTTTAAGAATCCAAGCAAGGTTATTGAATTTGGTAGCGCCTTGGTGGGTGGTGGATCTGTGAGAGACCATTTTCAGTGTGATGACTATACTGGAATTGACTGGAGGCCCCAAAGGGGTGTGGATATTGTTAGCCTGGCCCACGAAGCACCGTTTAATAAACCTGCCTTTGACACGGTTGTGTCATCGTCCATGCTAGAGCATGATCCATTTTGGGAAGCTAGTATTACTAAGATGGTTCAGGTCCTAAAAAACACAGGAATATTATTTTTGTCTTGGGGGGCAGCCCATAATTTTTCTCATTGTCTCAAGGAGGCCCCCGATGGATTATTTCATTCCTTGCCAGCGGGACGGGCGCTTCATCTACTAGAAAAACTTGGGATATATATTCATGACTTTCGATATGAGTGTCATATTACTGATGATTTTAGTCCACCAGAATATCGGCCCGGATACGAAGAAGTTCTCAGGGACTATAGGGATATAGAAACCGGAATATATCGTGGCCCAAACCATAAATGCGGAGAAGTTGTTCTGGTTGGATTTAAGGATGAGAGCTTAGCTCCCGGAACACAATTCATTGATGAGATTGTCGATGGAGACCAATAGGAGAACGTTATGCATGGAAGTAATAGAAGATGGTGGAAGGGCTGCGAGAAGAAGTACACGCCCTTTTTTCGAGACCCGAGTTGCGTGATTGAATTTGGCAGCCTTAACGAGAATGGAAGTATTCGCGACCATTTCCAGTGTTCTAATTATGTAGGGGTAGACTGGAGACCTGGTCGGCCCAATGGAGTAGAGAGTAAGACTATTGACTTGATCTCATTGGCACACGAGGTTCCCTTTGCCGAGAATAGCTTTGATACCGTGGCCTCCGCATCCATGCTGGAACACGACCCCTTTTGGATCTGGAGCCTCGAGAAAATGGTTAACTTGTTGAAACCAGATGGTGTAATGTTTCTTTCGTGGGGTGCAGCCCATAATAGTCCCCATCACGATAGGTCATCTCCGGTGAACAGGTTCCACGCCCTTCCCGCAGGCAAGGCTATTAAACGCCTAGAGGGGCTGGGAATGTACGTGCACGACTTTCGTTATGAGACCCATTTCAAGCCCAGCTTTCAGTCGGAATCGGTCGCCAACCATGGCTGTGGAGAAGTGTGCTTAATTGCATTCAAAAATCCAAGCCTGGCTATAGGTGAGAGATGTATCGACAGGTTATTGCCAGCAGATGATCAACCTCTTGATCTTGATCAAGAGATCAGTCAAGCTAAAAAACATTATCAACACTATGTTGATGTAACCAAGCCAGAACGCGAAAAAGAACAGATGTCAGATGAGGAAAAACATCGTTTGCGCGAAGAAAAGCGACAAAGAAGGGAGGCTAAGCGTGCCGCAAAAGCCAAAAAAGCGAAGTAAGGTTGTATGGCTAACCGGGGTTTCCGGGGCCGGCAAAAGTACTATTGCTCAGTACATGCAAAAAATGCATGGCTATGACCAGTGTATGATTCTGGATGCTGATATTGCCCGGGCGCTTTGGCCCGAGCTGGGGCTGTCTGATCGGGATCGATCACAGAATGTACGTCGTCTTGGGGCGCTGGCGTTTATGCTGGCTTCTCAGATGGACAATGTTCTGATCTTGGTGGCTAATATTGCGCCGTTTATTGCTGATAGGAGAGCTAACCAGAAGCTCATTATGCAGGCTGCAGATTATTATGAGGTCTACATTCATGCCCCCCTAATCAGGCGCCTAGAGCGTGATCCCAAGGGGCTATATGATAAAGCTGTTCGGGGCGAGATTCAGGGATTGACAGGATATGATGGGGTGTATGAGCAAAGCCCAAGTGCTCTTCTTTTGAGTATAGATACTTCTCGACATTCCCCTGGTGAATGTGCTAGCCTAATATTAGAAACTTTAGAAACCATTGATTAAACGGAGGATTTATGAAAACAGCAATTATCACCGGCATTTGCGGACAGGATGGTTCATTCCTGGCAGAACAATTGCTTGAGAAAGATTATAAAGTATATGGAATGATTAGGAGATCTTCTCGAGGACTGGATCTCGGATGCTCGGCTCACCTGGAGGGTACCGAGGGCCTAGAAGTTGTGGAAGGCGACCTTCTGGACGCTGCTGGCATGGCACATTTGTGTAGTCTGGCGAAGCCCGATTTATTCTTCAATATGGCCGCCCAGAGCCACGTAGGAACGTCTTTTAAGCAACCGTCATACACAGCCGAAGTTTCTGGAATGGGCGTCCTGAACTGCCTAGAGGCGATCAGGCTGTCTGGTATCCATACTCGGTTTCTGCAGGCGTCCACCTCTGAGCTGTATGGTGGCGTATCATCAGAACCAGCAGATGAGAATGCTAGGTTCTATCCTAAATCCCCCTACGGATGCGCCAAGCTTTTCGGATATTGGATTACCGTTAACTATCGAGAATCCTACAAGATGTTTGCCTGTAATAGTATCTGCTTTAACCATGAGTCTGAACGCCGGGGCACCAATTTCGTGACCCGAAAAATTACCAGGGCGCTAGCCAGAATTAAGGCTGGCAAACAGGACAAGCTGTATCTAGGTAACCTGGATGCTAAACGAGACTGGGGTTATGCCGGAGATTTCACCCGGGGCATGATCATGATGCTGGAAGATAATGCTCAACCCAAGGATTATGTACTGGCGACTGGCCAAACCCACAGTGTACGAGAGTTCTGTGAGGCCGCCTTCAAGGGTGTTGGCCTAGACTATCAAGATTACGTGGAAATTGATCCCCGCTTTTATCGTCCTGCCGAGGTGGAAGTTCTTGTCGGAGATCACAGCTCTATTTCGGATGATCTTGGATGGTATCCCAAAGTACAATTTGACGAATTAGTACACCGGATGGTCATGCATGATCTTCGTATTGAAGGTATTGCAGACAAAATATAGTCTGATACAATAGTTAGTGGAACTTATGTTTAATTAATCTTATCCACGCTCGGAGGCTTACGATATATGTCGGATGAACGTCCACCCCCCGCATGCGATAAAGCGCTACATGGCTTAGACAAGCGAACCTCGATTTTGGAATTTAAAACCCATGCTATCGAGACATGTCTAGAGCATCAAACCGCAAAAATTGATGATATTTCGCATGGGATGGGTGAAATTCGAGAGCATATCGCAAAACAAAACGGATCTATTCCTAGCATAGAAGCCACACTAAAGGCCCTGAATGGGCACATGAATGGACAGCTCAGAGAAGAGCTCAGGGGCCTCAAACAGCGCTCCACTATGAAAGAGAAGGCAGCATGGACCGTAGTCGGCACAGTAGTAGCGGGCATTATATTAGGTCTCGGAAAACTCATTCTGGCCTTTCTATAGGAGTCCAAATGACCAGCAAGAAATCCAAAGTACCAACCACCCTTGATTTGCATGATGGCGGCAAGATGAGCCGCAAGTTCATCTTAACTATCATGGCCCTTGCATTGCTCACCGGAGTAGCTTTGTTATCTGTCAAGTATGCAGCCATAGTAGCCATTTTGCCTACTTTTGTTGGCGGTATTCTTGGGGTTTTGTCTCTCTATTTTACCGGCAACGTCATGAATAAATATGTTGTTGGCAAGCAGACATCTGGTGTGGTAGAATCTAATGGTGGTGATCAGTAATGGCATGGACTGAAGCAGAAAATACCAGGGTAACCACCCTCGAAGAAGCTGTTAATGATTTGAGTACAGCTATTAGTAATCTCATGACCAAAACTCAAATGAGACAGCTCCTCCTCATAAAGCAAAGAGAAATTGATAGCCTTGGCAATCGCGTTGCGGCGCTTGAGGCTCAAGTCAGAATATTGCAGCAAAATTTAGATTAAACGAGTGACACATGGCATACAATTTAATTGAAGCAACCGACCAGCACATGGTGCGTCCAAAGGTGCACCTTCCACGCAACAAATATTTTTACCCATCAGAATCCTCAGTAAGATGGATCGACAGCAACAATATTCCACGTGTATCTGGAAGCTGTCTTAGGGCCTCGTATTACCGAGTAACCGGAGAAAGGGGCCTGCCCACTGATCCGTATTCCGAATGGATCTTTCGCCTTGGTAAAAAGGTGGAAGAAATTTTAGTTGAAGAATGGAAGCAAATGGGTATCTGGGTAACCAATAATGCTAAATTTTACGACCAGGACCATAGGGTCTCTGGAGAAATTGACGTAGTGCTAGTTGAGCCAGACACAAATACCCTATTCGGCGTGGAGTGCAAGTCTTTTTACGGATATTACGCGACAAAAGAAATCTGTGGCTCACGCAATCAAGCACCCCGGCCCAAGACTGCACACCTATTGCAAACCCTAATTTACACCGACCTGTGTAAGCGGCATGGTATCCTAGATTATTTTAAGCTCATTTATTATGCGCGCGATTCAGCTAAACGATCTGAATTTAATATTGATATCATTGAAGACAATGGACTGAAGCGGCCTACCATTAATGGGGTGATGGATTATCGTTTTACTGTCGATGAGATTTATGATAGGTTTGAAGAACTCAATACCTATATTAACAACAACCAGCTACCTCCCGCAGACTTTGAACTTCGATGGGATGCCAACAAAGTGCAAACCTTTTTTGATCTAGGCGAAGTATCTAAAACAGCCTTCCAAGACTTTCAGAAAAATCCAGAGAAAAATCCAGTTGGTGATTGGCAATGCAGGTATTGTGCATTCAAGAATCATTGCTGGGCCAAGTAACATGACAGATAAGGAACCCGTACATGAAAATCTATGATTTCGAATCCACAGTCAATCAACTCAAGCCATATCTAGTCCAATATCTCGAAGAACATGGCATCAATCCCAAGAAACGATTCACCTGTCTGTTTCCAGATCACAACGATAGTACTCCTAGCTGCAATCTTGTAGGAGAAGACGGACCCAACCCACGTTTTTATTGTTATGGGTGCGGTAGATCTGGAGATATCTTTGATGCCGTTCAGCTCGTAGAAAAACGTCCCAACCTAGGCATGGACTGGGTTGAAGAAACACTCAAGTATTTGGCCGAGAAATATGGTATTTCCGTAGAAACGAAAGATCTAACTGAAGAACAGGTATATGAGCTAGATACCTTCCGGGCCTACAGGGCTGCAGCCGAGTTGATCCGGGCTACCAATCTCGACAAGACCATTCATAAAGACTTCTTGCAACACGCTGAGCAACGCAACTGGAACATGGAGTCGCTCGAAGAGCTTGGAGTAGGCACCGTTACTAATTATAACGATTTTCGTGAAGCCCTAAAAGCCCAGGGGTTTAATGCGGCATTTCTAGATGAAATTGATCTGGGTCGGCGCGATATCTTTAATGAAAAGAATATGATTTTTACATGGCGCGACGAGAAGAAGCGCCCAATTGGTTTTACAAGTCGCAACCTTCAGTTTGAAAAACAAAAGGCTGCTGCAGAAGCTAAAGGAGAAAAGCTCAAGGTACACAAGTACAATAATCAGCGTACGACGGGCCTCAAGTGTAACATCTTTCAAAAGGGCACCCGGTTTTATGGTATTGATGGCGTTCAAGATAAAGATCCGCCCGCTTATATCTTTGAGGGGCAAACAGATGTTGTTACGGGACGACAGCACGGTCTAGATAACTGTATCGCGGTAGCGGGCAACCAGCTGCGTGCAGATCATGTTCATTTACTCAAACACTTGGGCCTTTATGATATCATTTTGTGCTTTGATGGTGACGAATCTGGCCAATCACGGACACACCAAATCCTACAAGAGCAACTAGCTGGTAATCGTGATCTCAGGGTGCGGGTTACTGTGATGCCCGAAGGGCATGATCCCGACTCCTACTTGCGAGAGTTTGGACTGGAGTCTTTTAAGGGCCTGGCTTGTTGGTCGGCCTTTGAGTGGAAACTGCAACAGTATGATGAAGAAGAAGATCCTGCGATTATTTGCAAGGAGATGGTTCCACTTATTATGAACGAACCATCACCAGTAAATCGCGAGCAACAATGCAGGGCACTTTCTCGGCGGACAGGCATTACACTCAAAACGGTACAACAAGAACTCGACCTTATGCTGGATGAGCGAGCGATCCAAAGGTCTAGGGAGCGCAGCGATGTTCTTGAAAAAGCGATGTATGAGTTGCGCCAAAACCCATCGGATGCAGAACTCTCATTGCAGGCTGCTATCGCGGGACTATCTGAGATTAGTCGTCGTCACGACGCAGACGCTCTGTCGGAAGAAAGTTTTGTTAGAGATATTGATGAACAGAAATTGTGGGAGGAAGACGAATCGAATACTGATATTGGATTCGAGCTGGGCGAAGATTTACGTGAGCTTCGAGATATCCTCAGGGGCGCCTGGAGCAAAGATGTCTTCATGGCATTCGGGGGTAAGCCCAACCATGGTAAAACAGCCCTCTTAAGCAAGATTGCATACTCTTTGGCCACCAACAATGATAATGTGACCGTTATCTATCATAGTATCGATGATACCCTGAATCAGATTATTCCCAGGTTTGTATGTATTGCTGAAGCTAGCACCAAGTTATCTGTAAACATGGTTAGGCAGCCTGGCTATTGGTCTAAAACCGCAGGGGTGGAATATGTCGATGAGAAAAGATCTGCTGGATATAATTTACTTCGTAAAGTGGCAAATGAAGGGCGTTTAGTAGTAAAAGATATAAGTCACGGGGGAACCCTGCCCTTTGCCGAGAATCTAATACACTACTTTCAGGAAAAATATCCAGATCGTAGTGTAGTCTATATCTTGGATAATATTCATAAGTTACGCGATTATAGTAACAAGGATGAGCGTGTCAGGTTTAAGCAAATATCAGAAGCCTGCAAGAATATTGCGCTTAGGCGCCGCTGTGTATTTATGGGCTCTGTTGAGTATACGAAATTGCCCCCAGGCATTAAACCCAGCAACACTAACGTAGCAGAGAGCGTGCAATTCGAATATGATACTAACTTTATCTGTCATGTTTACAATGAGTTGGGTGACACCCCTGATTCTTGTATGGTGATGCATCGGGATGTTGACTGGAAGGGGGAAACAGTTATCTTACCTCGTATTGAATTGATTGTTGGGAAGAATAAAATCACTGAAATCAAGCGGTCGCTTTTCCTTGATTTTTATCCCCCGGCATCCGATTATAGATATGTATCGCATGAAACTGTCATGCATGATGTGCATGCTGCCAAACAGGATGTTGAGCCCGACAAGGAAATGGGTGCCTGGAAGCGCAGCTATGAAGACGAAGATGAATAGGAGAAATCATGCCTCTTTACGATTTCCAATGCACAAATCAAGACTGTGGCCACGAATTTGAAGAGCTTGTCAAGTTAGACGATATCGATGATTCTGGATGCGTCAACTGTCCAGAGTGCCACATGCCTGCCATCAGAAAGATCTCGAATCCGGGACACTATAAACATCGCACTTGGAGCGAATGGCGTATGGGAGAGTAACATGAAATATATCCCATGGGTAATCATTATTATCCTACTGGGCGGACTTGCGTTCTATTTCTGGAAAGAGAATAGGGCCACTTCATTGCTGTTAGCTATCAAAAATGATAAGTTAATGCAATCAAATCTTGAGTTGGGGCGAGCCCATACCCAGATTGTCAATCAGGAGAAGGCTCACAAAGCTGCCCTGGCTGAGGTAACAGCCCTCTGGAAGGATGAGATTAAAAAGCGCAAAGCTGCCGTATCTCTTTATGCTCAGCTAGAAGCTAAATATAAAGCCGAGAAAAAGAAGGTCAAAACTCTTACCAAAATTGTTTATAAGGATCGAGAAATCCCAATCGAACAAGGTAAAATTTTTTACCTTAATGAAGAAAATGAATATATCCCAGTGACTTCAATGACTTACGCGTACAAGGACTTTCGCATTACTATCGAAGGAGACGCAGTAAAGCAGGTACTGAATTATAGCTTACACCAGAGATTTAAGGCCCAGTTTGTAGAAACTAGGCTTCCATCTGGAGCCAAAAATCACTATGCCCGGGTGTTTGAAATTGACGAGAACAATAAAGAAGTTGGAGAGCTCGAGCTTACAACCTTTGAGGTGCTTAGGGCTGAAGATTTGCCCGATAGATTTATGTGGTGGAATCCCAAATTAGATCTGATGGTTGGGGGCGGCCTAAATAGCAAGCTAGGAGGCACCTGGACGGGCGAGGTGGGGTTTTCTGCCATGGCCTACGGCCAAACTCCGGATGATATTAAGTGGCGCTTTTTAAGGGTGGGGACGGGTATCACCAACCATGGATACTCTTTGACATTTTCTCCTGCCCAGCTTAATATAGGAGAGTATTTACCGGTCATTAGCAATACTTGGCTAACTCCATACGGAGGATACGACTTTGGAGCGGGTGTTCCGCATGCAGGATTGGGGGTTAGCGTTGTCTTCTAGCAATGGGCAAATGGAAGTCACATTATTGCAATAGTGTTTACGCAGACACTTATGCTGACACTATTGATCTTAACCCATTAATTCCGCAGGCTTATCCTGCACATGAAATTCTTGTAATGTGCGCAAGGGATGGCCAGGAAGTGCGGATGCGGAAGGCGTGTGATCGAGATCAAGCCCTGGGTCGCGTAACCGTATGTGGATGGTGGGAAACAGAAACAATTGGCTTGCTGGTGGACGGCGTGCTAGACCTCGGCATCCTCAATAAGTATGATGTTGTGGTCATTCTGGACCGCAGTCGCATACATCCTGTTTATGGATCGTTGTTGCGCGCCGTAGAACAAAGGATCGGTAGTGCGTATTGCAACACCAAATGATGTAGCCAGATATGCCATATGCCCCAAGCGGGCCAGCCATCAATTAGGCCAGACATCAGCCCTTCCTTTTGATACCCATATCGTTTCAGATGTGATCAAGGCGGCATATATCTATCAGTCGCAGCGTGGGAACCTGCCCCGGTGGAAACACATACCTTCATGGATTGATAAATATTACCAAAAAGCCCTAGGGGATATGTTGCCAGCAGAGCGTTACGGCGAAGCGAAAAACGTACTGCAGAGATTACATACCTGGTACTATGGCCCCCTCCAAACTCAGATGCCTGGGCCGGCGATCACCAATGTTCCGATCAGTGTTCCCATTGGCAACGACCTGCTGTTTAAGGACACGATTGATCTGGTGCATATCGAGGACGAGGTCCAATTATGCGATATTGTTGAAATTGATAATATTAAAAAGCCTAATAAGATTGGCATTTACAACGACATGGTGACCCATGCAAGGATCTGGGGTTTTTGTATGGCTGCCCGTACAAAGCCAGATAAATATGCTAGAATATTCATTGGGCCCGAAACAGTGCGGCCTCTTATTATAGGTATAGATGAGGAAATGCTTGCCAAAACTGCGAAAATAGTTAAACATATACTATACGGTATGGCTGAACAGGTAGATTATCCTGCCTTTTCGGCCCATTGTGTTAATTGTCCATATAATCAAAGATGTACAATCTAGGAGGTTTAAGTTTCTATGTTAAAGATCAGAGATAAAGAAGGTAAGTTGAAGTGGGTATGGGGCGACGATGACGAAGAGCCTCAGCCTATCGATGACTTGATTTTGAGAGACAGCGACTCAGATAAGCCCAAAAAAACAAAGCGTAAACAGGAGAAGAAGGATGCCAATTAATAGATCGACAGGGCCTATGGGCCCGGGGCAGGAACCACCGGGTCGGACTAACCAACAATGGTATGACCCGAACCTGCTTGCAGAAAAGGCTGCTGAACCAGACGTAATTCAATGTCAGTGTGGATGCACTTATTTTGAACAGATTCTTGTACAGCAATTCCCCAAGCTTCATAATGTCATTTTGGGACAGCAAGTTCCGTCAGCCGGAGATATGGGATTTTATGTCTTTCGTTGTGTGAAGTGTCATGAGCTTTATGAGCCTCAGGTGCAAATTGCTGCACGCGACTTGGCTCGCAAGCAATATGAGAAATTTCTAGATAATATGGAAGCCCCGGTTCAATTGCCGGCGCCCAAACCCGAGAGAGTGTAATGAAGCTAGTTGATTCTAACCGGTTTTATCTTCCGGGGACGAATAACAGATACTTGCATTTGGCCACCCTACATAATGGCATTAGAGAATATATGTGTTTTGCCGAAGTGGGTGCCCAAAAGATATACATAGAAGAAATTACTGGCGGCTCGCTGCAATTTATCGAGGACGAGGCTCTTGCGGGTGCGCTGCATGAGTTTTTGCGCGAAGCCGGCGTGTTAGATATTAACAAGCCACTGCTGCCAGATAAGGTATGGCAGAAACTAAAGCCCAATGCGACAAGACAGGTTTAAATACGATTATCGCCAGACATCTAGCAGGCTTCATAAGAAAGTTGGGGACACACTCAGGTCCCCCGATGGCTACTTCGCTAACCGGAAGATATATCAGGAATATCCTGTTAATAAAATCAATCCCACCTATCCTAACGCTGCGCATAAGTTTGATTGGGTGGTTCTCGATCTCTTTTTGGTGATTGAATGTCACGGACAACAGCATTATGCGACTGTGGGTTTCGGTGGCGTTGACAAAGAAGAACAAGAGACGAAACTGCACCTCCAAAAGCGTCGCGACCTGGTTAAGCAACAGGCAGCTGAAGACGCTGGTTTTACTTATGTTGTAGTACCCTTCTGGGACTATAATAAGATAAATCAAGACTACTTATTGGCTTTATATGATGATCAAAAAAATGCAGCTAGATTACGAAAATCGTTACCTAGACGCAAAAATAGTTATCAGGTAGAATTAGAGGAGCGTTCACGCGCTTATAGAAAAAGCCAATACCAGAAACAGAAAGAGTACTTAAAGCAGCGAAGGAGGTCTCGAAATGGCTCGAAGCAGGATGATTGATATCAGGCGTACGATCCCTAAGCATCCGACGCGCAAGTGGTCGACACGCACCAGAGTGGACCGCATTGTGGTTCACTGTACAGCAAGTAGTCAACAAAACCCTAATAGGGTGGCCCAAAACCACATCACGCCAGGTGAACAAAACCATCTCAGTAAACGTGGTGCCCCCGGGCTAGCCTATCATGATTTTATTGATGAAACTGGTCTAATTTATCATTGTAATAATTATACTGATTCTACCTGGCACGCTAAGAGTTGGAATAAGCGATCAATTGGTGTTGTATTGGCTTATCGGGGAGGGGACGACCCGCCTCCAGACAAGCAATTAACAGCATTGGCTCGACATCTGATTCGTTTGTGCCTTTATATTAAATTGCGTCCTCAGATGATCTATGGCCACCGGGAATTGCCATGGATGTCCAGAATTGTTGGACGTGGCTCTGTCAGATATAGGAAGGCCTGCCCGGGAATGAAGGTTGACCTAGATAATTTGCGTGACATGGTGACTCGTGGACTCCAAAAGCGCCTAAAGGACGAGGGGCTATACCGTGGTGCTATTGATGGTATTTTTGGAGCAAAATCACTTCATGCGTTGTGTGATTTTGACCCGCGCGAATCGAGGTTGGGACTTTTTCTGAGGAGATAATGGCTCGAATTGGCCCCCAAACTATACGACTTAACAATGTATTTGGTGCAGCTCATTAGCTCAATGATGCCCTCTCTGGAGGACTATGAGCGCACCGATATCATAGAAAAGCTAGCCTGTGGCTACTGTGTAAAGTGTGGAGCTGACCTAGTTAAGGATAAGAAATCTTGTATTTGTCAGGAACCCACTAGAATAGGATAGATACCATGCGATCCAAAGTAGTCTGGTCTCCAGTTGAGATCGACTATCTTAAAACCCATCGAAATCATTCGCCGAATCAGCTATGCATAGCCCTAGCTAAGAGCAGAAATGCCCTGAAAACTAAGCTGCAGGAGCTGGACGGAAAAATAACTAACCCTGCTCAGCCCAAAGAAATTAGGTCCAAGATCGGAAAACGTCCCGATTGCGATGGGCAATTTTTTCGTTCCTCCTGGGAAGCCAATGTTTTTCGATTGCTAAAAACAAAAAAGAGGGTTAAACTGATAGAGTACGAACCAAAGGATTTCACTTTCTGGCAGTTCGGACACCACAAAGGTACTGTGAGTTATACCCCAGATTTTCGCGTCACATACCGAGATGGATCAATAGAATGGATTGAGGTTAAGGGTGGCTTAATGAAGCAGCCAGACAAAACGAAGATCCGGAGATTTAAGAAGTATTATCCGGATGAATTCAAGAGATTGGTTGCAATTACGCCGGGACCGAAGTCAAAAACAGCGGCTTTCATGAGAGAGCAAGGCGTGAAGATAAAATGGTACTACCCGGAGTTGAACAAGAAGTTCAAAAATCAGATCCCAGGCTGGGAATAGAAGAGAAATCGCTCCAGTATTTGCTGGATTTAACCAAAGGACGCGTTTACAATCGATCTGGCGACTGGTTCTACAAACTCTTTCTAACAAGCACCGTAATTGGTGTACCTAAAACTGTATGGGATATTCGGGAATGTATACAGGGGGCCTGGTGGATCGAAGAAGAAGATATTCGTCAACAGATTTACCTAATTATTCTTCATCACAATATTCCAGCCCAATGTAATATTATTCAATATATTGCAAGGTATCTTCGTGATTGGCTTATTTCTGATCAGAAAATTTTTGCCCGCCAAACTAGTTGGCAGGAAAAATATATATATGAAGAGCAAATGGCTCATGCTGTTGAGCCTAACGAGCCCAAGAAACTAGACATGGTAATACAACACCATGATGTTTTGGGATTGTTTGATACTTATCTTGCTTATTTGGCTTATGAACTTAAATTGCCTAGACAGGAGATTTGTAAGGCGCTATTATGTGATCCTCGGCAAGCGAACAGGCTAACCGAGAAACTACGAAAAAAAATGGAGGATATTCATGCCAGAACCAAGAACACAAGCAGACATTGTTACCCATCATTTGCGGTCTTTGGGTGCGGGGGAAGTAGTTACTGACAAACTCAAGATCCCGAACCTAGATCTCATCTTTAATATTGATCGGCGTGGCGATGAGGTGCGTACTGATCTCGTTACCCTACCCCTAATGACTGATGTCAAGGTGGCTAGCCGAGATGAATTGGCTGATGCTTTCTTGCAATGTTTGGCCTATCGTCAGAACGTTTTGGGGTTGAGTTGGAAGGTAGGAGATACGTCTGTCCTGGTAACCTATAGCAGCCAAGGAAGTACTGAGCTCACTGTGTCTGAAGATACCTTTAGGGAATTGATGGTCAACTTGCTGAAAGCAAGAGCCAATATGGACAATTTTAATTGGGAATTTGGAAAGCCTTTTATTAAGGTTACCTACCGACTCGGATCCGTTTAGTCCAGATCATCATCGTCATCTTGAGGTTGACCTTGAGCCTGCTCTAATTGTTGTTTTAGGGCAGGATAGGTCTTCTCTCGGTGGGTCTTTTCGATCTGCTCTTCTGAGAGAACATCATAATCATTAAGTGCTGTCGCCAAGGTTCTGATCTTGGCTTCGAGATTAATAACGCCACCCTCATTCTCTGCTGTCGCTCGTACTGTACGCATCATATCGCCCATGATGGCGATCAGCAGCATATCGTGTGTCTTATTGACCATCCATAGATTACTGAGTACCTTGGTAATCTCTTTGCGATCCAATTTGAAACCCCGAGAAGCCCGAGACAGAACTTTTTCTACATGATTGAACGCATCCTGCCTTGCCTTGCGGGTTACGTCAAATTGCTCGGCTGCCTTATCGACATCAAATTCTTGCCTCGGGTTCTCTGGGGGTTGTTGTGTTTGTTCTTCTTCTTGAGCCTGTTCTTTAGCAATTTCAGCCACCATCTCTTGGGTGCTGGGATCTAGAATTCCATTCTTTTCTTCACTCATTGTGTTCTCCTACCATAACACTTCATATGTTAGCGCATCTTCACCGCATTTGACAACAGAAAACTGCCACTTGTTGATCTCGCGGTAGCTTTCAATGACCGGCCATTCGGCTACGAATTGGCGCTTGGCTTTATCAATAGCCTCTTCACTAGAATCAGCTTCTACAATCACTAGGTAATTGGAGCCATATATAGGCTGTTCATAGAAGGCCTCTAAAACGTAGATCATAACTTAACCGCTCTGGCTATATTGTCTAGCTCGCGATTCGTCGGAGCCTTAAGGATATGGGTTATTTCCTTAGTAATATCTGCGATTTCCTCATCAGTAAGCTGATAGTAAACCTCGTCCATTATGTCCCTAAGACTGTCGGCTAGACCTGGGTTCTGCGATTCGAGTGCGACTGTCGCCTTGGTTAAAATAATGTATTTATCATAGCTTGTCAGTGGGGTCATTATTCTGCCTCGTCTACTAGCTGTCTTAATAGGGCCATATGGGCTGTAATATACTTGCCAATATAGTCTTTTTTCTGGGGGTCATTCTGGGCCCTTAAAATATAGGCTGGATGATACATGACAAACATCTGTGTTCCGGGCCATTTATCATTAAAAAATACCTTGCCACATAGGTCCCTCATAGGAAGGTCTGTAGAGAGCACGCTCTGAGCCGCTACGCCGCCCAGGAGGACGATTGTATGGGGCTTGAGGGTCGAGATCTCCCATTCCAGATAGGGCCAGCAGGAGGCCCTCTGAGAGCTCGTAGGGGTGAGGTTCTGCTTGCCACTGCCCCTGGGGGCTACGGGCCTACACTTGATGGTATTGGTTATATACCAGTCTTTATTTGTATCCCAGCCTACATCTGCAAACATCTTATCCAATATGCGGCCGGCTGGACCGGTAAATGGGATACCCTTAATGTCCTCTCGCATACCAGGCGCTTCTCCCACCAGCATCTTTTTGGATTCTGGGTTGCCCCTGAATACGACAGGACCACAGTAGTCTTTCTGAAAGCCTAAATTGCAGCCTACACACCCCCGCTTCCGCAGGGCGTCTCTAAGCTGTTCGCAATTCGCGAATTGCGAATGATTTGTTGGATGAAGGGGTTTAGATATCAATTTCTGCTCGTTCTATTTCTACAAATTCATAATCATTTACAGGTTCTCTGTCATATTGCTGTACGAGAGTTAAGATTCCCTCTTGAATGAGGTCCAGGACGTTTTTTTCTGCCGATTCAATACAGTCTGCATCTACGACAAACTCGACCGTTACCTTGTACCTGTCTTGAATACGTGTTTGAGCCGCCTCAAACTCATCAAATGAAGATGGTTTCATGTCGATCCCTCGATTATATAGTGCCCCCTATAAACGTAGGGGTCAAGTCATCGTGCTATTTTTCTTCAAAAACCTCGGCAAACAGTCGGGCCGTTTCGCTGCGTTCACACTTGATGAGCTCAATCGCTGCAACTAATGGAGATTCTTTAATTTTGCGATCAGTCATCAATTTATGCAAACCAGTCTTTTCCTTTGCGATTCTTTCATCCCGTTGGTTGAGGTCTCCCATGATGACAAGTTTGCTGCCCTCACCAATCCGGGTTCCGACTGTTAGTATTTCCATATGATCGCACACTTGCATTTCGTCTGCAATAACAAAGCACTTGTTAAACGAGGCACCACGAAATAACTGAAGGGGCATTGCTTCAAGACGACATTGATCAATTAAATCTGTTACATTGCCCGGGCCCACAAATTGTTCTAAGTTAGTGACATAGTTCATAAGATATGGGTTAAACTTTTCGTCAATGCCTCCCGGTAGGGCACCTAGTTGGTATTTCCCCACCTGGGACATTGGCCTAGTAATAATAGCTTTGGCATATTGTCTTTGTTCTATTTTCTTAATGGCTGCCGCTAGAGTTAATATGGTTTTTCCTGTTCCTGCAGTGCCAGTCAATACCACAACCGGAATCCTGTCATCCATAAGGGCGTGGAGTGCGAATGCTTGTTCTCTATTGCGTGGAGCCAAGTCTCCACCCAGATCTGGAATCTCAATTTTTTCAACGAAGTTTCCAGTAGCATCTACGCGCCCCATACTGACATGCTTATCAACATCCAGGGAACGTAATTCAACATACATATTTGGATAAAGAGCTAGGCGCTTGTCCCAAATTTCAATTTTTTGTTCTGCATTCAGAGTGCTAACCAGAGAGTCATTTACCTCTATTGTTCGGAATCCTACGTATAGGTCACTCAATCCAGTCAACTCCTAACTATATGGAAATGTTGTACGGCACGCGACTAGAGTCTTAAAATGACAGCGTGCTCCTCGAGGCGTCATACTATTAGTATACTAGGAGCGGTAGGATTAGCAAGTAGTCTTTAGGCCGTGCGGGGTAGCCTCCGTGTAACCGGCAGGAGACTGAAGGATAAATTCTGAGTTAGTGAATAGGTCATCGAGTGTATCTGCCCCCTGATAAGACATTCCCGATAAGATGCCCTCGACTAAACTCTGGAAAATATCATGGACGGGTCCGCGCGCTGTTATCCAGGCTGATTCTCCCTCCACAGAGTAAACCTCACCCTTCCAGTCCTCTTGAAAATCTCGAGACGCGCACCCGCGATATTTCTTGAGGATTTTAGCGAGAGGCCCCGCATGTGGCTCAGTTGTTGTTTCCCCGGGAGCCTCATCTGTACCCGCAAATAAGCTACCTATCATTACCGCATCAGCACCAGCGGCCAAAGCCTTAACAATATCTCCACTATTACGGATACCGCCATCGGCGATTACTCTTGGTCGCCAATCTTTTCCGCGCTGTTGAGCGTACACTTTTTCAATACCACGTCTAACATCCATAACGGCGGTAAGTTGAGGCACACCATTGCCAGTTTGAATACGTGTTGTGCACATAGATCCTGGGCCAACACCAACCTTGACACAGTGTGCGCCAGCACGGATTAACGCGAGGGCTGCATCTGCCGTGCATACATTGCCAGCAATAATATCAATATCTGAATGGCATTCTCGCACCCAGTGAATCTGATCGATCATCATTTGAGAATGACCATGCGCAGTATCAATAAGTACAGCCGCGATATTGCGGGCATGTTTGCGAAGGAACACTAGGCGTTCTCTCTCGGCTTCTACGGCGCCGATGCAGGCGATAACTTTTTTATCGTCATTAAGTATATCTGCCTGGTCCTCAAAGGACATAAAACGATGAACGATTCCCAGTCCGCCAAGCCTGTGCATCTCTAACATCATTTCTTGTCCAGTAACGGTATCCATATTGGCAGATACAATAGGATATTTTAGTTGAAATGTTTTAGGGGTGAGCTGAGTGCTTACATCAATATCAGTACCCTTAGGATTGCGGCTATTAATATATCCCTTGGCGGGAACAAGTAAAACATCATCAAATGTTAGTCCAGCTTGATCTAATATTCGCATTACAAACTCCGTACAATTCCATCTAGTCGGTCTTCTAAGTCTTTCATCCGGTCTAGGAACGCAGATACTGGTTGAATGGTAGTTGTAAGTATTTGGGGAATTATTATGGATAGCATATAGTCTGAGCTCATCTTAAAAGCGTTTCCGTACTTTGTCATATTACAGTAAACGTCTGGTGCATACAAGAGATGTTCGTCTCCCCTGGCTAAAACAAAACCAATTGGCTTACCCCTCTCTTGTTCTCCAGTGATTACGCCCATGTAATCATCCCAACTGTTCATATCTACTTTAGCTAGAGCTCTAGCTATATAAGGAGACTGCTGGCCCATTAGCTGACCAGCAAATTCGTTCTGTACGACTGTGAGGGAAATGGTTTCGATGGGCAAATACCAGTTATCTATTTCAAGATACAGATAACTGTCAATATCTTGCAGCTCATGTTGGTAGTCGCCTAAATATAAATCCAGGGATCTTTGCGGCAACTCTTGAGGTGCGGTCATTGTCTTGGTTATCGTATTCATCTCTATATACAATCTGATTGATTCCAGCGGTTAGAATGGTTTTAAAACAACCCCAGCACGGTTTGGTATTACAATAAAGGGTTGCTCCTTCCGTTACCACACCCCTCTTAGCAGCTTGAGCAATAACATTAATTTCTGCATGCACGGTGCGTACGCAGTGGCCGTTTTCCATGTCGTGCCCGCCATGTTGTTGTATAGTGGTTCCTCCACAAAGTGATTGCGAGCATACAGTTCCTCGACCATCAGCTCGATGAGTAGGGATGGTTGTTTTGTCACCACATCGTTGGCACTGATAGAAAATTTCTGGATCGTCGCAATGGGGCTCGCCTGGGATGGAGCCATTATATCCGGTGGCTAGTACCTGGTTGTCTTTAACAAGGACAGCACCGACATACCGGCGGTCGCATGTGCCTCGCTCTGATGCGAGGTCACAATACTTCATCCAGAATTCGTCCCAGCTAGGCCGTTGGCGCGGAGATTTCGTCTTCGTATTCATCTATGACTTCCTTTGCCATATCTATGTAAATATGTCGCGCCCATGCCTCTGGGACAGCCCAGAAATACGAGGGGCCTGAAACCACTTCTGATTTTCTGGCGGCTAGTTGAAGGATGGTACCTGTCGCATAGCCCATTTCTCTTAACCGGTGACGATAACTTGCCCTGTCTGCATCTAGTTCCATCCAGAACCGCCCCCACGCCATGAATACGGGAAGAGGAAGGAAAAGATATACCAGCATAGCAACGGGAAGCCCTAACAGCGGATGTATCATCAATCCAAACCAGCGAAACTGTCTGGTATGTCTAGCTTCATGAGGAAGGATGCGCTCCACCTGCCATTTGGTGTACTCTTTAGGATAGTAATGATGATTGCCAACGGTTGTTGCAAAGCGCGTTAAATAATCTTGGCGCTTGAATCGACCAAAGGTAATTAGAAATAAGATCCACGCAATAGCGTATTGAAACCAATTGTCTTTGGTGTGTAATTCAATCGAGGGATCATAGCTTTTCGCTAAGGCATCAAGCCACAGAAAATCATTCATCCAAGACATGTGTTACTCCTGATAGCGTATTGGCATAATATTGGTTGGTATTTGTTTCTCACTTACGCAGAAGCATAGTTGAACTGGTTCATCTTTGACAGCCAGTGATTCAGCATAATCATCTGCGCCCATGATCGTACCATTACGAAAGATAGGCTTGCTGTTCCATGTCATAATGCCCCAGTGATGCCAATGACCATAGCAAAAGAAATCCCATTCATGGATTCCATGCCATCCAGCATACTTAGCTAGCGCTGATGCTGTATCGGCCTGAACTGGAGCCTTGTGTCTAAGCATTCCTCTCCATCCCTTAACATCCAGCGTATTATATGCGCCGTATTTATTTTTAATAGTAAGGTTTGGATCTGCTGTTATATCAATAAGTAGCTCGAGCTCTTGATATACAATGTTATCCCAATTGGATTCTGGAGATATTCCGCCGCGTCCATGATTACCGCGTGTTGTGATGACACGCACCATTGGAAACATGGAGCGAAGCTTCTGAATACATTCCCAGAAAGCTCGAACGCATTGTTTGACCTGCTCAACAATATGTGTCTCAAGGCTCATTTCCTGGGCGGGAAAAACGCCTTCGCCGTCGATATGATCGCCGATTAGACACAATACAACCTCATCAATTTGTTTCCTTTTTTCACGGGATAGCGCATCTGCAATCTTCTCAGGGGTACTAATGACGCGCTCACGTGCAATCTGCATATTATATAATACAGTTCCATCTTCATCTTCAAAAGTGCGACCAAAATGATTGTCGGACATAACAACAACCAGGGATTCTTTGTCGCCAGATGCACGCCTGGTGGACACAGAAGACGTCCGTGGGACCTGTGCCCTGATCTCCTGAAGATCGTTCAAGAGATCGGCCGCGATGTTGCGGCTTTTCATAGTGTTCTGGGCTTTTTGTGCGGACGAAACGGCTATGGGTGGATTAACAGCAGAGAGCTGTTCTTCCCGGTCCTGAAGCATCACATTGATCATATCAATGGCTTCTTCGCTTAGCCCAGCCGTACTTGGGAGGCCAAAATCTTTAAAGGACACTCCCAGGGTCCTAGCCTTTTTGGAAATAGCCTCCATGGTGCGATCAAATTCCAGAGATTTTAATACCCGTTGAATTTCGCGGGTATTGCATACTGGTCTCAGTGCCTCCAGTAATGCTATTTCGTCATCGTTCCAAAATTTTACTGACATTATGCATAGCTCCTCAACAGCCTGGCACGTCTGAGCATACGGTTAAATCGATAGCAACCATAGCCAATAATACCCAGGCCTAAAATCATTGACCCAATTTTGCCCCATACCAAAGCGCTGGCACCTAGATAGAACAGAATTTCAAATATCTCGAACATATTTTTCTCCTAATCTATTTCGTATGGCTTGCACAGGAATACGAGATCCTATCGGCCCGAAATCCCATGTATTTCCTCCGTGGCAAATACGAAAATTAGCGGTTGTTTGAGATCCATTGTTGTCAGCTAGATACTTAGCAGTGTCTTGGGCTATCTCGAGAGGTACTACCACATTAATCTCCTTAACCTCGGGCTCGCTCATTGTAACAGGTTCTATTGCATTAATAAGGACTTTGAAAATTCTTTTTTCATCGCCCTCAGTAACTTCTAGCTTTCCCGTATACAATGCTGGCTGACCAACTGCGATGTGTCTGCCATATTCTGCAAAGGGCTTGGGTAAAACCACTACCTGTATTGTACCAGTTTTATCTTCGAGCACCACATAAGACATTCTTTTCTTGGTGTGCTTGGTAGTGATCTCTTTCATGATAGCAGGAACAGCTAGAATCGTATAGGTTCTATCGCTGATTCCATGCTCTTTGAGATGATCAATTGAAATACATTTGGCCGATTGAACAAAATCAAGTGGATGCCCAGAAATATAAAAGCCCAATAATTCTTTCTCTTTATCTAGCTTTTCGAGGGTGGTAAAATCTGACAGAGCAGAAAACTTTGGCTGCAATGGTTTTTCTGGCGGCTTAGGAATTTTTAAATTACCAGGCCTTTTCCGCCCCTGTTTCCGTAATTCTTTTGCTTCTTCTTTTGTCAGCCCGTCCCAATAATCCCATTCTTTTTGTCTCTCTTCATACCGCTGTATATATTTGCGGTAAGTTTCCATTTTATTATTGTAGCTATCTAACTGTTTTTTATAGAGATAATAATCTTCAATGGCCCTCATGCACTGATGTCTATTATATGGAGTATTGTCGAATGCTCCTGCCAACACCAAGGACTCTAGTTGTCGGCTATTTATCTTGTAATCTCCGGAACGATTTATTAAATCGAGAATATCTTTATATGGTCCATTCTTTTTTCGTTCGTCCACAATATCAAATACTGGTTTGCCCAGGTTCTTTATGGACCCTAGCCCAAATAAAATATCTTTGGTGTCTTCTGCTAGTACGAAGTTTTCATGTGAACGGTTAATGCATGGAGGCAAAACATCGATTCCCATAGTTTTGCAGTGTGCGATATATCGGATGATTTTGTCTTCGTTGCCCGCATCTGTCATTAGGCAGGCACACATAAACTCACGTGGATAGTGAGTTTTTAGCCAAGCCATCTGATAGCCAATGTATGCATAACAGGCAGCATGGGCCCGATTAAATCCATAAGAGGCAAAAGCTTTGATGTCATTCCATAAAGTTTCAGCTGTAGCGATGTCATATCCATTGTTTGTCATTCCTTTCTTGAACTTGCCTTCCTGGGCAGCCATTTCTTTTTCTTTTTTCTTGCCGACGGCACGCCGCATCAGGTCGGCTTCTCCCATTGTGTAGCCAGCCAATTGTTTACAGATCTCAAGTACTTGCTCTTGGAAAATTAACATGCCGTCAGTGGGACCCAGGATTGGTTCAAGATCTTGGTGGGCAAATGTAGGGGTGGTTTCGCCAGCGCGCACCCTCAAGTAGTGTTGGAGCATATCGCTGCCAAGTGGACCCGGCCTATAGATAGCAACGAGAACAGCCAGGTCATCCAGCTTAGTCGGGCGGATTTGAACCAGCAAGTCCCTGATGCCACTTGAGCCTTCTAGCTGGAATACACCTTCAACGTTGCCGGCCCTGAGGTTCTTATAGGTCTCCTCGTCATCCACCGGAATGTTCAATATATTAACCTTTATCCCATGATAACGTTCAATATAATGAACACAACGCCGAACAGTGGTCAGTGCGCTTAGCCCTAAAAAATCAAACTTAATGAGGCCAACATCTTCCACGGTATACATTTCGAACTGCGTGGCCGGAACATTATCTGTAGAATTGTAGAGTGGAATAGACTGTGTAATGGGCCCCTCTGAGATTACGACTCCAGATGCATGAGTGCCGAAGCTCCTGATTCGGTCTTCAAGTTTCTCGGCCCATTTAAGGACAAGTTTTTCGTCGGTATTCTCGCCGTTACGAATATTCTTCAGTGCAGCAACCTTATCATAGCAGGTTGCTAGTGGCTGAGCTTTACCCTCAATGGGTGGCAGGACTAGGTTAGCTAGCTTGTCTCCAAGGTCGTATGGAAAACCAAGAGTGCGCGCTACATCACGGATGGATGCGCGCGCCTTCATGGTGCCATAAGTACCTATATGCGCCACGCTGTCATGGCCGTATTTGTCTATGACATAATTAAATACTTCGCCGCGTCGTTCTTCGCAAAAGTCTAGATCGATGTCTGGCATGCTGACGCGTTCTGGATTGAGAAACCTCTCAAAAATGAGTCCATATCTAATGGGATCGAGGTGGGTAATTTCGAGCACATACGATACAAGAGAACCCGCAGCCGATCCACGACCAGGCCCAACAGGTATTCCATTGCTGATCGCCCAACGGACGATATCTGAGACAATAAGAAAGTAACCAGCAAATCCCATCTTAGATATAACATCGATTTCATGCTTTAACCTCTCTTTATATTCTGGCTTATCAGACAGACCCCTCTCCTTGAGTCCTTTTTCACATCGAAATCTAAAATAGAGTTCTAGGTCTGTCACGATGTTTGCGGCTTATCTGTGATTACTGTATCGAGCAGCTTGCGAGCCAGTGTTATTTGATTGCAGATAAGTAATTGGCGCAGCTTACGATAGAAATCCATTGCCTTGGTTTTTGAATAATGAAATTCGCCAAGGTAAAAACCGAATTTAAATGTATACCAAAATAATGGTAGTGCGAGTAGAAGCCACCATGCGCTAATCATGGCTACTTCCTTGGAGCATGTTTCTTCCAGCCGCCATCATTGATAGCTGCGGGATTGCAGTATGCCTGACATACTTCGTAAACTTCTCCATCGACAATGCCAAAACGGCAGTTCCCCTCCCAGCAGGAGGGATCGTTACTGTCATTGTCTAGAATAATCGGGGGTTGAAGAATAATTGTCATAGCGAATAGTAGGGCGTGTAACATTATTTCTCCTTATTTTTCCGCCAGCCAGTCTTTCCAGTCTGTCTTTTCTGCTGGCACCTGAAATGAGTTGATCAGTTCCATGACGCACTTCTCACATAGATCGAATTTATAGGATACACCATCTGGCAAGACAGGGGAATAATATTCTCCCTCCACATAACATTCTGTAAGACCACAGAAGATAGGTGGATCTCCAGCCTCTTCTCGTCTAAGAGAATTACCACATTTGTTACAGACGATATCCTCGGTGTATTCAATAGACTGTGTTACTTCTTTTAGTTTTCGTAAATGCATAATTATCACCATAATTTGTGCGTCAGTAACGCGTAAACCTTTTCCAATAATGATTTGGGTCGAGTTAATTCTTCATATTCTTTGCGCGGGATTACGGCCATACCACATAGGTCAGCAATCATTTGACCCTTGGCATTAAGCACAACCAGGGGTCTAACATATTTGTTATCGTTCTTTGTGTCAACATGAACAACCGCTGAGTTTTCCTTGGACACATTTGTGCAATCAAAATAATTGTGATGTACGTTCCAGTTGGAATCTTCAATTGACAGGACGTTATCATGCCACTTTGCTGGCTTTAAAAAACAGTCATAAAGACAGGACATATTCACCTCCCTAGTGTTTATGAAAGTAGACATCACTGGGCAAATCCCAGCATGCATTACAAGTATCGCAGTGCCCAGAACACTCTATAGCATTCTTTGGAATACGATGTTCTGTTCCATCTTGCATCCATGCTCGCCGCATCTTTTTACGAGGAGCTTTCATTCCGGGATACATGCTGAAAACTATGGCCAGGTTTTTTGGCTTTCCTGAATAGGATAGATCAAACCGTTTCGTAAAGCAAAGAAATTTTGTATCTGGATGACTCTTTGCTATCGTCTTCATTCTTTCATAGTAATCTTGATCTAGAATGTCTCCAGCAACATGCCATCTAAAGTAGGATGGCTTACGTCTAGCGATGTAGGTGTTAATGCTGCGAAACCATTTGGCTCTTCTGGGACCTCTGGCCATTTGGCTATTAGTTTTCCAGGCTGTACGAACATTTTCGTACATTCTCCAGGCCTTAAGCGCATAACATAACTTCTTACAGGCCGAACAGTTGGTACAATCAGCTACAGGACGAAGCGATACGTTAGGGATTTTACCCAACTTGCTATTTCCACTAGATATCTTTGCATTCATCTATCTCCAACATCTTTCTGAGC